CGGCGCTTATTCGCGTCTACACCGGCGTTTAATAAATAAGTAATTGGCGGCGGCGTGTGTAGGAACACGCGCGGGACAGCGCAACGACTTATCGTAATCGTACTCTCGCCCAGAAATGGTAGATAAGTCCGATCAGAGTTGAGCAAATCAGGTGACCAAACAAATCCTGACCGCCAAAAACAATCGGAGAGTGTGAAATGGATTAAGTAACAGACAACTTACGCGAAGGTGGCAATTGCGGGTCGTATGACTGATTGGGTATAGTAATTTGAGACATACCCGTGCCACCCTAACGAAATAAGAAAGCCCCCTAGACTATCAGGGGTCTTTTGATGTATACTTAATCGGGGGTTGGGATACGGTCGACGCCGAACGTCGCTTACTGGTTATGCCCGCCCCCTAACTTATGGAGGAATATGTCTGATACGCAAAAAGGCGGTAAAAAGAATCGGAAACTCGGGAGGGATGTGGCAAAGTGCTTATCCTACAAAATGTCCCACAGGCGCGAAGCTAATAAGATCAGGCGGATGCTACGGTCTAATGGACTGGCCTATACTGAGGCATGGGCGGCCGAACGCGGTGTATCTGGGATGGTGAAAAAGGCATTAAGTGTATGAACTCTGCGAATGTTGTGGCATCCGACCAGCTACAGACAAGCACCATTGCCTTGTGCACCGGTCCAAGAAGCATCCCGAGTATGATCATCCATACAACATCGAAATGGTCTGCCGGCAATGTCATGCTTCCGGGGTCGTCAATGGATACGAACACCGGTGTGAGTTCTTTGCCAGACAGAAAGCCAGGTACGGGCAAGCGTTCCTTGACTGGTGGGATAGGTTGCCGATGAAGGTGAAGCCACGGTATGAGTGACATTTCCGAGACCGATATCCTATCTCTCGATTACGGTGGCAAGGTGCAAATGCTGGAGCGCGTCGGTCAAGAGATTTTGAATTATCAGATCGAGTTTGCCAGGGTATCAGGGCGATACGCCGAACTTAGGGCAAACATTGAAGTTATGAAACAGTTGAAATCCGTATTACAATCAAGTATAAAGGCAGAGCAGCCCGAAGGTGGATCAAATAACCAAAAGCACGAAATTACCAGAAATCCCCTCTACAATAAGCCCTGATAAGAGTGCAAGGGAGCTAAAAGAAGCTGCTTTTGTAGATATGTACTTCCGTTGCAACATGAATGCAACTGAAGCATATAGGCGGTTACACCCAAAAACCAATTACGAAACCAGTCGGGTACTAGCTTCCAGGCTAGTCGCAAAGGTTAACATCAAGGCTGAAATCTCAAAGAGGCTTGATGAACAGGCTATGCCAAAGAGCGAAATATTAGCCAGGCTTGGGGCGATGGCAAGAGCTACGACATTTAAGTTTATCCGTATTACGAGTGAGGGATTTTGTTATTTTGATTTTAGCGATCCAGAAGCCGAAGAGTATTTTTATCTGATCAAGAAGATCAAAACAAAACGCACGCGGCGTATTGAAGGTAAAGGCGAAAACGCCGAACCATGGGAAGATGAATGGGTCGAGGTCGAATTACACGACGCAAGAGCCGCACTTGAAACACTCGGAAGATACCAAAGACTAGAACAACCAGAAATAAATGTATCCACCGAAGGTTCGTGCACTTCATTACCTGCTGAACTACTCGCGCCGGACTTTCTGAATGTCCACCGTGCAATACTATCCGGCAAGTATTCAGAGTTCGGACTATATGGCGGTCGCGGTTCGACAAAGTCTACATTCTCCGCAGAAGAGATTATTGTAGGATTGGAAAACGATCCTAAAGCTCACGCCATCGCCATGAGGCAAGTAGCTGACACCTTGCGTACAAGTGTATTTGACACGTTCGTGTTTGCGATTGCGAATCTGGGGTTATCAGACAAGTACAAAACGACTTCCAACCCGTTAGAGATAACCAGGATTGGAACCGGTCAAAAGATATATTTCAAGGGCGCGGACGATCCCCTAAAGCTAAAATCATTCAGGCCGCCCTTTGGGTACGTGAAGTTCCTATGGTTTGAAGAGCTTCCAGAGTTCAGAGGTGAAGAGGCTATCCGTTCGATCACCCAGAGCGCAATCAGAGGCACAGATAGCGCAATCATATTCAAAACCTGGAACCCCCCGAGAACGTCCGGCAACTGGGTAAACAAAATTGCCATATTACCCAAAGAGGGGCGTTTCCTGCATAAATCGGATTATCGCACAGTACCTCGTGAATGGTTAGGTAAGATATTCCTAGATGATGCTGAATATCTGAAAGAGATCAACCCGAAGGCGTATGAGCATGAGTACCTGGGAGAAGTCAACGGCCTGGGCGACATGGTATTCGAGAACCTTGAAATCAGAGCTATAACCGATGCTGAAATCAAACAATTCGATGATGTCAGTGACGGCTTGGACTTTGGATATTATCCTCATCCGGCCCACTATTCGAAGACACATTACAACTCTGCCAAACATACACTGTTTATCTTTGGAGAATGCCGGCGTTGGAAAGCATCGAACGAAGTCATGTATCAAGCCATCCTTGAAAGTGGTTATAATAAAAATGATTTACTCATAGCAGACTCCGAGGACAATAAAAGTATTGCCGATTACAGAGACTATGGAGCAAGAGTTATCGGAGCGGAAAAGGGGCCGGGGTCGGTCAAGTATTCGATAAAGTGGTTGCAGTCATTGGTAAAGATTGTCATCGATCCCAAACGTTGCCCTTACTCAACAGAGGAATTTACCGATTACGCATACGAGAGAACCAAAGACGGTGAAATTATCGAAGCGTATCCCAAAGAAAAAGATGATGCAATTGCGGCCGTAAGATATTCGCAGAATTTACAGTGGCGGCAACCTGGAAGGTAAAATATGTCACTTCTAACCTGGATAAAAGATTGGTGGTCAAAAATGTTTACCAAAGACACTATAAAAACTGCATTAGGCGTTGAAATAGACGTATCAAATATCATGACTGAGGCTCTAAAAACATGGAGCCTTATCTATCAAAATAAATCGCCATGGTTAACTACAAAGATGCACTCATTGAACTTGGGTGCAACAATTGCCTCCGAAATCGCCAGATCGGTCACTATTGAAATGTCAGTCAAAGTCGAGGGCAGCGCAAGGGCCGATTATCTCAAACTACAGTTGGAGCCGATCCTTGCAAGGTTGCGGGAAAAAGTTGAATTAGGTTGCGCTCTTGGGGGGTTGATGATGAAACCTTATCCAAAGAACGGCATGATAGCGGTTGACTTTATCGGTGCCAATTCGTTCTACCCGGTGGCTTATGATTCGTCAGGCAATATAACTTCCTGTGTGTTTGCAGACCGCCGCAAGATCGGTGACGCCTGGTACACAAGATTTGAGTACCACAACTTCTTTGACAATAAATGTGTTGTGAAAAATGCCGCATTCAAGAGTACCAGTATTGATCAATTAGGCAGTAAGGTTGCGTTGACCACTGTGCCGGATTGGGCGGGTCTGGAAGAAGAGGCTCTAATCGAACTAATCGATAGACCACTATTTGCCTATTTCCGCTACCCGGCTGCCAACACGAACGACCCCGATTCACCGTTAGGCCCCTCGTGCTTTGCAAGAGCGGTTACACAGTTGGAGGACGCGGACGACATTTACACTAACCTTGTCTGGGAGTTTCGATCCGGCAAGCGCAAAATGTACGTCAACGAGCTGGCAATAAAACGTGACGATGACAACAACCCTTATCTTCCAAAGGACGAGGACTATATTCGTACTTTGGCATCAACCGCTAACATTGGAGAGACCAAAGGACTGTTTGACGAATGGTCGCCTGAATTCAGAGAGGCAGCTATCAACGCCGGTCTAAACAGCATTTTGAAGCGTGTAGAGTTTTTATGCGGTTTGGCTTACGGCACACTCTCCGATCCTGAGACAGTTGATAAAACGGCAACAGAGATCCTTTCGTCAAAACAGAGAAGCGCGGCCACGATTGTTGATACCCAAAAGTCTGTCAAGAAAGCCATCAGTGATCTGCTCTATGCAATGTCCGCATGGTGCGATATAGAGGGACTTGTTCCCGCTGGTGCCTACAAAGAAGAATACGACTTTGATGATTCGCTCATTACTGACAGGGACAAACAGTTTTCTCAGGATGGCCAGACGGTTGGCATGAGTGCAATGCCTAAAGTAACTTTCCTCATGCGCAATTACAAGCTGGACGAACCGACCGCTAAGAAGTGGTTAGCAGATGCGCAAGCAGAGCAGCCGGAAGTAGATTTATTCCAGGGAGCGTAATTGCTTACCTCTGACCAGCTCGATGTAATTCCAAACAACGTCCTCAAACTCTATCAAGCGTTTGAGGATTCTGTCGTCTCTGATATCGTTAGAAGATTGGTCAAGATGGATTACGCCACACCTACGGCAGCATGGCAAATGACCAGGATCACAGAGACAACGGCCGTATACGAGGATGTACTGAAAAAGTTGTCGGTATTGACCGGCAAGAGCGAGGCAGAATTAGCAAAGACGTTCTCAAAGGCTGGCGTTCAATCCATGAAATTCGACGATGATATTTATAGGGCGGCTGGATTGGATCCGTTGCCGTTAAATATGTCGCCACAAATGGTACAAGTGCTAGCCAATGGACTGCGAACAACCAATAACCTAATGCGCAACATCACACAGTCAACCGCTTTGAGCGCACAGAGACAGTTTATAGCCGCTTCCGATCTTGCGTATTTACAAGTTTCATCAGGTACATTTTCATACGATCAGGCTATAAGGCAAGCCGTCAAGAGTGTAGGCGAGTCTGGATTAGGCGTTATCTATCCAAGTGGCAAGGTGGATAAATTGGATGTGGCCGTTCGCCGCGCCGTGCTTACGGGGGTTTCAAAGACCTCCGGCGATCTGCAATGGGCGCGGGCGGATGAAATGGGGCAGGACTTGGTAGAGACCTCCGCGCACATCGGAGCGAGGCCGGAACATCAGTTATGGCAGGGGAAGATATTCAGCAGATCAGGCACGAACAAGAAGTATCCTGATTTTGTTTCATCCACGGGTTACGGGACTGTGACCGGACTTGCCGGGGTAAATTGTAGGCATTCGTATTTCCCATGGTTCGCCGGAATATCAAAAGCCGCATACAAAAAAGCCGAACGCGAAGGACTGAATAAAACAGTCACCTATCAAGGAAACGAAATATCAATCTATGATGCTACTCAGAAGCAACGGGCGATTGAGTGCAAGATCAGGGAGTGGAAACGGCAAGAATTAGCACTAAAAGCCGGTAATCTGGACTCAACTGTCGAGACCGCGAAGGTCAAGGCCTGGCAGAAGCACATGAGGAAATTTATCAAGGACACTGGGCTTGATAGGCAAAGAGTGAGGGAATTAATTTGACAAATGATACGCGGATTTAATGTGAAAAAATATTACATATTCGAGCGCAGAGATGCGAGCCTTAGATATAAAAAGGCTCTTATGTATGCCGGCTATAAAAAAACTGATGATCCACGACGCGCGGATTTTCTTTTGTACGACTTGGAACAGGAAAGTTATCTCCCTGTAATCAACCATTTTTTAGAGAGCGGAAAGCCGATATTCGTTTATCCACACTCTGCCAATTCCTGGTATTTTTGGGATGGTTTTCATAAAGAGCGTCCGGTATCATGCAATTTTGTGTTTACAGAAAAAATCAAAAACGCAATGGTATCCTATGGATATAAATCAAGAATTGAAGCGTGCGGCTTTCCGTTTTCAGATGTCAGGTCGCCCGCTCCAATGCGTAAGAAAACATTACTGTTTGCCCCAATGCACACAATGGGAGTGGAGGGTGAAGATTTTCTACAGGCACCTGCTAACTTCGAGCTTAATAGAAAAACACTGGAGCGGGCAATTCAGTTATCGCCTTTGTTTGATTCTGTAACTGTCAGATATGGAAAGTCATTTGAGGCTAGTGGAATGTACGACCCGCATATAAGTAATGTATACTTTGAGAAGGCAATACTAAGAAACAGAAGCGGGATACGATCAATCGAGCAGCACGGCATGGTGATTGCGGCTGGGACATTGGCTTATATTTCTGTCGCTATGGGGAAGCCGACAATATTTTACAATCAATGGAACGAAACTCCGCGAGAGGGAAACGCAACCGTAAAATCTTACGAAATGTATCAACAGTTTTTAGACTACCCAATCCAGTTGACGGATAGATCGGATATGTCGGTAGTTTGTTTCGGAATGAGATATTCGTGTGCTGATAAATTGGTCAGACAGTGGAAGGATTCAAACATCGGCAGCGCGTTTGACGATGACAGATTTATAAGCGTCATACGGGAGTTTGTGAAATGACAAACGGCATTATCTACATTGCTTTTGGGGAAAATGCACAAAGGGAAGCAGGGAATAGTATTGCATCTATTCATGGGGCCGGAGTTAGTATTCCGATTGCTTCAGTGGGGGATATCGAAATTGCAGATACAACCTTTATTAAATGGGATAACCCACCTCCGTTTTGTGGCAATGGAAACTTATCATTTCGCGCCGGAGAAGTGAAGCCGTTTTTAGCCAAACTAACTCCGTTCGAGAATACTTTGTATCTTGATGCGGATACAACGATCAGGAAAGATTTTACAGTGGGCTTTGATTATCTAAAAGATAATGATGTTTGTGTAGCGTACCACGTCAAGCCGAATGGTAAGACATGGTTTGTCGATGAGATTTTTAGCAATCCCCGGCTATCCGCTCCTGTAAGTGACAGGAGCATCGAAGAGAGGGATCTAACACAAAAGATGATCGGTGATAAAAGAATGCCGTTTATAAATACCGGCGTAATATTCTTTCGTGCATCGAAAATCACCAGGATATTTTTTGAAACATGGTACCGGGAGTGGAAAGTATTTAGCGGGTGGGATGAGCAAATGGCATTTCACCGGGCGATTTGTAGGTGTCAAGAAGCAAAGATTTTGCTATTACCGCCCATTTGGAATCAGAAATACGAAAACAAGGATACAATAATCTCGCACCGCATGGGAAAGAAAAGCGCACGTAAGGAATAACTATGAACAATCCACTTAAATTGAAATTCGCAAGTCCTGGCTGGGAAGAAGATTTTATTATGGACGAGATCCAAACAGAATACGCACCCGATACATGGGGATTATGTTCGGGCGACGTTATTATTGAGATCGGTGGACATACCGGTGAAGTAAGCATGACTCTTGCTAAAAAATATGGCGCAAAGGTGTTTGTATTTGAACCATCACCAATAAACTACGCAAAACTCATGACGAACATAAAGTCAAATAAGCTGACTAAACTTATAACCGTATTCAACCTTGCATTGACAGGCGACGGGCGCGATGTTTGTATAAACATGGTCAAGAACAGTGGAGCGCATAGGATCGGCAAAGCCGGGCCAGTTGTCAAGTCTGTAACATTTAAGGAAGCATTGCAAATGTGCAGATTGGATAAACCGCCTGCTGTTGTGGTAATGGATTGCGAAGGCGCGGAGTTTGAGATACTTGAAGACCTTGAACCGTTCAAGGGAATAAAAATGCTAAGGGGAGAGTTCCACGGGAACTTCAATTCTGGAAACATAGACAAATTGTTAGCAAGGGCGAGGACTGTTATACCAGACTGTCAAACAACCATGACTTACGGAGCGAGCAAATGAATATCACGAACGACGATTTAGTAAAAAAATATGATGATTACTACACAGAAAACCCCAACAAGTGGGATACGGTTGATCGGGATAAGTTCTGCTTCGATGTGATGAGTAATTACCAGTTTAAAAACATACTCGATGTTGGTTGTGGAAACGGACACCTGCTCAAATATTTTGACAACAACATGAGTGGTGTTACATACGCCGGTATTGATCTATCACCAGTCGCCTGCGAATTAGCCAGGGGCAAAGTTCCCGCCGCGGATATCCGGCTTGGTGTTCTCGGGGAAATTGAGTTCGATAAGAAATTCGACGCGGTTGTCCTTCTCGGGGTAATAGAGCATCTTGACATGGAGGATGTAAATCACACAAAGTCACTTGCGGATATTCGTAATCTCATGGCTCCGGGTGGAGTGCTCTACATTGAGGCTCCGAACTGTATTGCCTACAAAAAAAGCGAACACTTTGAGGGTTTCAGGCAACTTAACCAGGGAAGCCGCCAATACGAATGGCACCTGTTCCGCCCTACATGGGAAAAGATATTCAAGGCCGCTGGATTTGAGATTGTCGAGAGCATAACAAGCCCTGTTATACAGTGGGAATTCATTTGGGTATTGAGATAAAACGATGAAGTTTTACATCAACCAGTACCAGAACAAAGGACAGGCATTCAAAACCGCTCTTATCAAAGCTGGTCACGTTGAGGATTTGGACGCCCCGGATGTGGCATTATTTGATCGAGACCGGTATATCCATAACGACCGCGAGCCGCGCCGGGAAGTATGTGCTTATATTAATTCCACGATCATGGTCTATCCTCATTCTGCTCTGCCTCCGTGGTGGTATGATGGACTGGTTGCGTTGCACGATTATGTAAAATGTGTATTCGTGATCGGTGAAGGTCAGAAGCGAGCCATGAATATCATTGCTCCACAAGCAAGGGTAGAAACTACTGGCTGGCCGTGGTGCGAGGTAAAGCCGTTCAATAGACCGGACGAAATCAGAAATATACTTTTCGCAGCAATCCACCCGGCCGGAGGAAAGCTGAGACCGGAAGCACTCGAAGCCAATCAATCTATCATGCGCGATCTGATAGCACTGCCGCAGTCAAAATATAATATTTCCGTCCGCTACGTTGAAAACCGCATGAGGCAGGGATTGAGGCGGTACGAATCAATTAATTGGATAAGGGGAACGGCCGATAACTCCACGACTGACATTGACAATGCCGATCTTGTAATAGCCGAAGGAACTATGATGCACCTGGCAGTGGCAAGGGGGAAGCCGGTTATAGGTATCAACCAGCATCTACCATGCCGGACTAATAATCACAGCGATTTATACACACCTCACAACTGGGACAAGTATGGTAGTGGTATTGCTTATCCGATCAATTACGGTGACGCGCCGCTAGAAGCCCTATTCGACCGCGCTATGACCGAACAAACACAATGGCGCAAAGACTTCGTAGGTGACGAAATGGATCCAATTATGTTTGCGGGGAAGGTTGAAAATGTCTGGAAAGAAACAGCCTGATTTATTATCTTTGTTGGCAATCCTATACCAGATGTTTCGTATGTATTGCGCGTGGTACGAGAAGGAAATCAAGGGTATTGTAAAGGAACCATAATAGGTTATAATATCGATAGCATCCCATTTGTGGTATGCAACTCGCAAGAGCAGTACACGTGCCCGCTCTGACAGTATTTTGTCAGGCGGGTTTTTGTTTTGCCGAACGTATAAACGGCATAAAGCCAAAGTGTGGCTGGCACACGTACAAAAAACAGTAGCTTAGTAAACAGGAGAATCTAAAAATGAAACGGTCTGATCTGGAAGCACTAGAATTGAACAAGGAACAAGCCGATGCCATCATGAAACTGCATGGTGAAGACATCGAAACTCACAAGTCAAAGTTGACGCTTGCCAATGATGAAACAAAGGCAATTCAGAAACAACTTGACGAGGCCAATGTCACAATCGATGGTTTCAAGAAACTTGACCCTGAATCTGCTAAGAAAGCCGCGGATGATTGGAAAGCCAAAGCTGAAGAATTTCAAAAGTTGGCCGAACAGTCGAAAAAGGATGCCGAAGCAGAGATCGAGAAGTTCAAGTTTACTAAAGACCTTGAGTCTGAATTGACCGCTACGCACAAGGTCAAAGATGCTTCAGACGTTATCCCGAAGCTAAACCTGGAAAAAATCCAGCGTGGCGAGGGTGACGTAAAATTCATTGGCCT